AATTCTCCGTTAATCTTCCAATTTAATAATTTTTCATGCATTAACTTTACTGAGTGACTACCAGGAAATCCTCTTGAAACATTCCAAGGATTATTCTTAATTGCTAATTTCATTTCATCTGAAGGAAGATAAAAATCATCAATTGAAATAACAGCAATTTTAAAATTTAATTTTAAGGATATTGCTTCAAGCCAATTACCTAAAGTTGTTTTACCTGTCCCTGGGAGAGCTGAGATCCCAATAATTTTTCTATTAGAAAAATTATTATGAAATTTATAGGCCTGAGATAAAAGAGGTAAAGCTAAACCCCAGATCCAATCCTCATTTACTTTATTGTTCCAATATTGATCAATTGAAAGAATGTTTCTTTTATAATTCCAAAAATTGAACCAATCATCCAAGGATTCCCAACCAATATCAACAATTAATTTTTCAAATTTATCAAGAGGGAAATTAATATCTAAATCTTTCATCTTTTCGTACTTAATTCTCGCTTATTTATCAATTTATTGATTTCATTTTTCCAACCAAATCCATTTGGTTCAGAAGCCAAAGTAAATTCCAAATCTTTTAATTGATCTAGTAAATTTGAGTTAGGTCCATCTATTCCAGGAATAACTATTTTAATATCTGAGTTTAAAAGTAGAGGCAAATCATTTGGAGAATCGCCTAAACCTATAATTTCAATATTATGAACATTTGAATATTCTTTAAGAGTATTTATTGTGCTTTTGGATACGTCAAAATTAAGATATAGATCTTTCAATCCAATTACATCATTTGATTCTGGAAACGCTTGAACTTCAATTATATTATTTTCACTCACAGTTGATGTTATGTTTATTGTGTTTAGTATCACTTCTCCCTTCTTATAATCAACTATACCAGCATCTTTTACTAACACAACTTGTTGATTTTTATTATTTTTAGAAACAACACTTAATGTCCCTTTTAAACTACCATCAAGATTACCAACAATATTTTTATTTGGAATATCTGTAAGATAAGCTATATTCGTAAATCCACTAATTGTAAATCCTGTGCTTTTTATATTGAATCCTGCTGGATTTATAAAAAAACGATTTCCAAAACAAAGTTCATATTGAGCAAATTGATTAAGAAGTGCTTTCATGTCCCTTCTGACAATTACTTTTGTAATGTTAGATGTAATTCCATTATCAACACGATCAATAAGTGTGCTAACCTTACTATATTTGAATCTACCACCGAACTTGTTAAGTTCAACGTTACTAGCATAATCATTCAATGAACTTATAATATTGGTTCTTAAGGATGTCGCAGAATCAACTTGAGCAGGGTTATAGTAAATATTAGATTCAATTTCTACATATAGTATTTTTAAATCAACTATTTCAGAATTTATACCAGCGATAGCGTAACTCTTTAATTTGTTTTTAATTTGAGATTTGTCAAAATCAGATACAAATGTACCATTCTTTGGTTTAATACTGATTTGAACTTTACCAAATTGAGGTGGGTCTAATTCTTCACCACCTACAACTGCAACAGATTCTGTTTGTGGAAAAATTGTACCTATTATTGCCTCATAATCTCTTGGTGTAACTGCTCTGTATTGTGCTGAATAAAGTCTAGGAGCAAAATACTTAATAGAAGACACATCTTCAACTTCAGCACCGTTAGAAGCGTTTGAGACGGTAGTTATTGTTATATTATCAGTAGGTGTAAAGAATGAAAATGTACCATTAGATTCAGGTTTTTCAAATGTTCCTTGGAAACTGAATTGTGATGGACCGTTTCCATCTTGACCATCAGTTACAAGATATTTTGCAGTTATTATTTGAGCATTTTCTAATTTTCTTCCAAATAAACCATCACCAAATAATATTTCGTATTTTTCATCTTGAACTTCCTGTGCAAGGAAAATTTCAGAATTCTTATCAATGTTTAATATATTATCTACCATTGCATATTTTCTTCCAAGTGTAGTATCACCTGGTCCTTTGACATATACTCTCAAAGTTGAACTATCGATATTTGGACTATCAATAATAAATCTTTGATCTTGTGAAGTATCTACACGAAAAACTCTCTGAAGAATAGTTCCTTCATAAACACTGATTTCATTATCAAATTTAGCAAATGATGTGCCACCTATATCTACAACTCTAGTCGATGAAATTTCTTCTGGTATTGAAAATCTATAAGTTGTATTAGCTACATTACCAACACAAACTAATCCTGCACGAAGATTGAGGAATTTTGGAGTGCTATCATTTGTTGCACCCAAGTTTACATCACTGAGTTTAATTCTAGCGATTGCAGCGGTTTTAGAACGTGGTACATAACCAATAGTTCTTGCAAGTGAAACAACGTTTTCACGAACTGTAGCAGAATCTAGGAACGATTCATTTGCAACCAAGTTAGCATTAAAAGCATTAATATAAGAATTATATGCTAAAGTATCAATTAAAACTGAAAAGTTAGAACCTTCAAAGTCAAAATCAGAGAAATTTGAGTTTGAACGCAAAAAATCTTTAATCTGTGTTTTGATTTGATCAAAATCTAAGTTTGTAAACTGTGTAAAAGGCATATTATCTCGTTGGTTCTAGTATAAAATCAAAAGATTGTAAAGGAGCTTCCATTCCTACAATTTCAAAAAGCACTTTTACATCGATAGCGTTTGAATCTGGTCTTGCATCAACCTCAATACCTATATCACCTACTCTTGGTTCATAATTTCTTATTGTTGTGCGAACCATATCTTCAATTATCATTACAGAAGAGCCAGAAAAATTGTCAAATAACATTTCTCGTATTGGAGTCCCTAAATTTGAGTCAAAAAACCTCTCTGAAGGTATTGTTTCAACCAAATTTCTAACCGATCTGACAATCGCTCTTTCGTTTGCAAGAATTGGGATATCTTTTGTCACTGGATGTGGTTCAAAAGATAGACTTATATCCTTAAATCCCTTTGATTTTGCCATTATTGATGCTTTTTATTTATTTATACCCTATCTTGCATAATCATTCATCACATAATCGTCACTATCGAAGTATTCAAGTAACCACCAAGCTACAGAACGTGGATTTTTGCCTCCACAAGTAAAAATATCAATTGCAACACAACCTTTTTCTGGCCAAGTATGGCAAGAAAGATGACTTTCTGCTAAAGAAATCAGACAAGTTACTCCGTATGGGTCAAACTGATGTATATAAGTGTTTAAAACCTGTAAATTTTCTGTTTTACATGCACCAACACACCTTTCTTCAATTTTTTCGAGGTCATTTAACTTATCAAAGGGTACATTGTATATTTCAACAAGTAAGTGAGTGCCCATATGAGCGTTTTTAACGTGTTTTTTCATCATTAATGATTCTGTAGTCATCTTCAAGTACCTCTTCAAGGTAATTTTTGTCCCAATATTCGTAATAATTGGTTTTTGCAAGTTTTTTCCTTGCTTCAGTCAAATCTTTTCTTGGTTGGCACAACACTAGGTTGTATTTTCCGTTATTTGTCTGTATTCCCTGTATGTATGTCTTTGTTTTTCCGTGATCTGCGATAAATTTATAGTCTGGATAGTTCCGATTATAGTCATCAACAGTCTCATACAAGGAATTTGCATCAATATCGTCTTCGACTATGTTTATTATAACGTCAAAATCGGGATTTGGCACTATTTGACTCAATTTTTGTTCTTGAACACAAAAATTAGCACCTGACGCATAAGGACAGATGCTAAAATTACCTAATTCTGGTCTTATTTTGGATATTTCTTGTATCCAATGTAGTATATGATTACTCTTCTCGTCTTTCATCAGGTGTTGTCCAGAAATAATCATCACAATCACCTAATCGACCCCAGTTAACGTCATTCTCAACCTCAAAAATACGTGTTGATACCTTAAAATCGGGTATTTTAACATCTTGAGGTGTCATTGAGGTGTCAAAGATGCGACATCTGTTGTTTGGATAGAGGCAATACTGCCCATTTCGTAATTCGATGAGATTAAATGACTTATGTTCATCAGGCATCTCACTTGTAGAAGCATCAATTTGATCAAAATCACCATGATAGTTGTCTAAAGTGCAAATATACTGACCTTTTTGATTTCCAAAATGCCTTGTGCGACATTCCCACTCCATTGGAGCAACGAATTGCTTTACAATTACGGTAAAATCATAGTCCATACAGTTCCAAAACTGTAAATTGACCAAATCCATATCAGGATCAGGTGTTTTTGGTCGTGAGAGAAAAGCAGAGATGGGTAATTTATCATACATTGCTCCATATTCGGGTAAATACGTCTCAAAATAGAATGCACGACCTTGTATTGACTTTGCACATACCCATAATCCCTCTACAAACTCTCCAAAACCCGATTGAAAGTCAGTGAGATACTCTTTTCGTACCCATATTTTCTTTGTTGGTAGATTTGCAATTAGTTTTGCCATTCGTCGAAGAAGTTAGAAATTTCGTATCCTTGTAATTTTGATTTATAATCTGATGATTCACCCAGATAATAATAATTATACCCTAATCTTTTATATAATGCAATTTCATTTTTATTTGCAACATGACCTAAACCTAATTTTTTATTTTTATAATTCCAAGCGAACTGATCTGCCCATACACTATTTACACTCTTGAATTTATATGCAAGAGTAAATGCTGCCAATTCATTTCCATCATAGTATCCAATGATATCTGTATGAGGTAATT